TTCCCACGTCAATCTTAAACACTCTACGTTCTGGAGCACGGGCAACACGATATATTAAAACACTGTCTTCTAACAGTTCTTTTTGTTTGAATACTCGAAAAATTGTTTCCAATATACTTTGTCCAAACGGCCAATAAAAGTCCAAGCCTTCGGTCAAGCTCAAATGCACCACATGTTTTGAATCCAGCACTGTTTCATTCATGGCAGCCGCAAACCTTGACTGCCCAACCCCGGCACCGCCGCCACCACCTGAATTAGGAACTGCGTAATTCATGGGTGCAACATAACCTGAACTAGCCGGGTTACTTTGATAATCAGTTGTGGTTTTGGCTGCCACTGTCAAGTTTTGAAAGTTGGGATTGATGTCTCTAATAACATACTGTTCAGGTTTTTTACCTTCACTTTCGTTGACAATGACCCTGGCAACTTTGGTCATGTCTACCCAGTAGAGTTCAAACGTTTCTGGATCTCTAACAAATACCTGATCCCCGTATTTCAATGTGTTACGAAAAATACGAAAAATTCGTTGATCTAGCTTGTTCAGTTTTGTCCACTGCAACAACTGCTGTTTTATAATTTTTACTTCGTTGTCAGTGGGTTTTTCGTTGTAGTTGATCTGGAATGGTGTTTGCTCTTCCTTAATCGTCTGAGTGGAGAACTCAGCTAGAATATCTAGACATGCGTTAATTTCGCTGTCCATGTCCATTTGCTCGTACTGATTGTAACGTGCAATGCGATTTGGGTGACCAGTGTAGACTTCTGGGAGTCTACTAGCATAGTTGCGGTAAGCAATATCAGCATGGTTGGCAACTGGCGGTCGGCCATCATTGCGGCCATAGCCGGGTAATCCGTCAGAACCTTTGCCCGATAATGGGCTGAGTTCTCCACCAACATTTGCTACTTTGAAATACTTCTTCCAAGACATTGAGATTCCTATACGATGATATATTTACCGTTAGGCTTGCGATACCTGTAGTATTCGCTGACTGATGGTGTTGGTGGTACGTTGTTCCCTGACCATTTCATTGATAGCATCAACTATTACACCAGAATTAATATCCTGTGGCTGATTGTTGGTAGCTGTTTCTCGTAGTGCAGATTTTATTTCGCTAGCGATTGCTGTGGCCAGAATTTTAACATCAAAATTTGGCGACAACAGAGATTCCGGAGACATGTCTTTAAGATTTTTGATATTATCTTTACCGTTACCCAATGAAGTAGTTGATGTAGTTGTTGGTCCGGCCACAACCAAATTATCACTGATGCCATTGATCAAAGATGTGATATCTGAATATGCCTGAGTGGTAGATGTTTTGTTTGCATCACCAATTCCACCAATCATTGATGTAATGTCTGAATATGCTTGAGTAGTTGTTGCTTTGTTAGTGTCACTGATACCACTGATCAAAGAAGCAATATCTGAATACAACTGAGAAATTGTTGCTTTGTTGGCATCGCCAATACTGCTAATTAGCGGTGTAATATTAGAATATGCTTGCTGTTGAGGAATTGTTGAATTGGATGTTCCACGTAAGATATCTGAGATGTCTCTGAATATCTTTTCAGTATTTCTACCAAAATCTACAGGAATCTTCTTGCCTTTTGGTAGTGGCACAAATGCTTCGTTTACTCCAACTTCGGCAGCGTTAACTAGTGTACCACCTGGCTGTGATTTTAAAATACCACCTTCAGCTGCTTGCAATACATCGCCTGGTCGGAATCCTTCTTGTCTGTTTATGGCTTCTAAGAATGCCGAACGTTGTGTTGCATTTAATGAATTTAATGTTGTGTCTCGAGTTGCTGTGGTTGCTGCCGTTACTGCTTTGATATAAGCATCAGTGTTGTTTTCAATTGGTGGTGCATACCTAGAAATAGCATCAGCAATACTTAAATTAACATATTTTGATCTTGCACCAAACAACAGTTCTTCTTTGGCTCGCATGCCAGCTTGCATGTCTGGAAATACAGCAAATCTTCCGTCAGTACCAACTGCACCCATGCTCTTTGCAAAATCACCAAATTCTAGATTACCAGGATTGTTGTTGCGCCAATTTCTTGCGCCTTTTCTTTGTTGTTTGTCATTGTCTGTTGTTGCTACCGTGGTAAACCCTGGTCCGGCAGCCAGCACTGTGGCTATAGGTTTCTCTTGTACCTTTGCACCAACTGGCGCAGTGGCTGCACCTTGAGCTCCTGCGCCACTTCGTGATGGTGCTGTTTGTCCAGTGGCGCCAGGTGCCGGTGGCATTCCAGCATTTGGAGATCCAGCTGGTGCTGCTTGACCTGTCGCTTTGGCTGCGTTTTCAGTTCGACGCTGTTCACGACGAGCATTTTTAGCTTCAAGTTCTCGCTGTCGTGCTTCTCTGGCTGCACGAATTTCTTCTTGTTCAAGTCGCTCTTGTTCTTTTTTTGCGTCAAGAATTCGTTGCTCAACCTTAGCTTGTTCTTCCTTGGTTGCATTGGATTTTTTAGCAGTTTCTAATGCTTTTTCAGCTTCTTTGACAGCGTCACCAGCGGCTGCTGCCTGCTCTGCTACTGTGTTTGCTAGTTCTCTTGTTTCTTTTGCAACCACGGTGGCTTGCTGAATTGCCGGAGCTTCTGGTGGCAGTAGAGGTGCGTTTGTGGTTGGAATTCCGCCAGCTACTGGCTGTGCACCCACTGTTTTTGCAAACAGATTAACAGCATCGTTGAATGATTTGGCTGCTGTTTCATGTATGTTGGCTGCACCGTTAAAAGTTTTGACCACACTGTCCATGGTCATGGCCGCACCTTGTTGTGCACGGCCAGCTTCAACCATAAGTTTGGTATCACCACCGGCAGCAATACGTTTACCTTGTTCAGTTTCTAAAAACTTGGTAATTGCATCTGGTCCAGTAAATCCTGCCTTGGCCGCTCCTTCAGATAATAACACAGCACGTCGTTGGAGATCGTTACCAGCAACAAGATTGGTTTGTAATACATCAATGCCACCAATAAACTTGTTGATCCCGGCCAGTTGTCCTTCTTGTAACTTTACACTTGCACCCATTTGCTGTAACATTTGAGCATCAGTGAGATTGGGTTGACTTAATATCTGATTGACCCCGTAGGTCATTTCTGCGGCCACTGCTTCTGGCGTTGCTAGTGCTCCGCCACCGGCAGCGGCTTGTAAAATGCCAGTAAAGCCACGCTCGTCGCCCATGCCCTTGGCAATGGCTGCCATGCGTTGGGCTTGTTGCAAGCGGGCCATTTCATCTTGATCACCACGTTGTTCAGCATCAATCAATGCCGCACGGAATCGTGTTTCTGCCATGGCAGCTTCACGTGCTGCCTGTTGTTCTTTTCTTGTTTGTCCGGTTAACTGTGCAGACAAGTCCAATTCTTTGGCAAACTTAGCCGACTCTTCAATTAGTTGTCTAGTGCTCTTCAACTGCATTTGCCCGGTTCGAGCTTGAATATTCATGTAAGCCAAGGCAGCTTCTCGCTGTTCGCCAGCGTTTATGCCCAACATTTCAAGCTGGCGTCCTAGATCACTCTTGTACAATCCTCCAGCAACTGCGCTGAATTCTTTTGCACCTTCGGCAGCAGTGGTGCCCATCAAGGCTAATTTTCCACCACTGCTGACAATTAGTTTGTTGAACTCTTCAATCTCAGCCGCTGACATGCCCATGGTTTGAAGCATGGTAAACACACCGTCCATGCCTTCAGCACCAGCGGCACCCACTGTGCTGAGTTCGTTGAAACTCTTGAACAACTTGTCAGCCTGCTCGGCAGCAATGGTATTAAATTTAAGAGCAAGCTTGGCGGCATTGGCGCCTAGACTTAATAGTCCTCCGCCGGCAACAGCCAAACCTTTCATAAAGACTTTGACAAAAGTTCCACCAGGTAAAAAGAAACTGCCAATACTAATAATTGTGCCCAAGGTATCAATTACACCAAGTATTGGAGTTGCAAGATCGTTCAGTGCTTTGGCGGATACTGCGGCGCCGCGCTCACCTTTGTATAGTGCAGTACTGTAGGTTGTCAGTGATTTAGTAACGCCTTCAATGCCAGCAACAAATAATTGTAGCCCAGCTTGTGCTTTTAAACTATCACCACCAAGATCTAAAAATTTATTTTTGAGTAAATCAGCACTGCTACCAGCCATGCTCATTTCATCAAACACTTGACGACTTGTGCTGGTGCTTCGACGCTGAGCATTTATGGCGTCGGACAAGGAATTGTTTCTGGCTTTTTTCTGATCTTGTTCAGCCCGTTGTTGTGCAGCCAATTGCTCGGCAGCCAGGTCCTTGGCACTGAGCATGGCAATCCTAGATGCTTCGGCACGGGCTGCCGCTTCATCTTTGGTTTTTTGTATGTTTTTAGCAATTGCGTCAGCTTGCGCATCTTGTGCTGTGGTGGCTCGATTAACATTGGCTGCAAACCGTTTCATGGCCTGCATTTCTTCGGCTCTTGTGCGCCGGGTACCGTCTAGTTTTACTGCCAGTTGCCCAAGAGCGTTGATCAGCTTGGTGACATTCTGCCCAGATGAATCTGCACCAGTTTTGCCCTGGCTGGTAGTGGGGGTTCCGCTGGTGACTTTTAGTACCTTTACTAGGTCCCGCATTTGATCAATTAGATCTTGTAATTGTTGATCCATGTATTTTTTAGCCTATAAATAATTCTAGCACAATATATTTACCGCAAAGGAAATCCATGAATCCCAACCCACTGAGTCAATATTTCAGACAACCCGCCATCTATATTAGATTACCCAGCCAGGGCAAGTTTTATCCCACTGGCAGTATAGATCTTACAGAAAATGGAGAGTATCCAGTGTTGCCTATGACCACACTGGATGAAATCACTTATCGTACCCCAGATTCCTTGTTTAACGGAACTGCTGTGATATCAGTGATTCAAAGCTGTATACCAAACATCAAAAACGCCTGGCATATTCCTGGCATGGACATTGACACAATATTGCTGGCAATAAGAATTGCCACCTATGGACATGAACTTGATATCACCAGCTCTTGTCCGTCATGTACCACCGAGAACGACTATGGCATTGACTTGCGCATTGCCATAGACAACATCAAACCACCAAACTACAGTCAAAGTTTGAGACTGGGGGACCTTGAAATATTCTTCCGTCCCATGAGTTACAAGCAAATGAACGATAATAGCATGACTCAATTTGAAGAACAAAAAACTCTACAAATGTTGCAGGCCAGTGATGTCACTGACAGTGAAAAACTCAATAATCTCACCGAAGTGTTGAAAAAAATCACCACAATTACCACTCAAGCTCTGGCACAAAATATTGGATTAGTGGCAACACCAACTGCTCGAGTCAGTGATCAGGATCAAATCAACGAATGGCTCAGCAATTGCGATCGCAATACTTTTGTAAAAATTAGAGACACCATAATTGAAAACAAACAGCAAGGTGAATTACAACCCATCAACGTCAAGTGCAACAACTGCTCACATGAATACGCACAACCGTTTACCTTGGACATGTCTAATTTTTTCGGAGCCGCCTCCTAGTCCAAAATTCTGAACAGATTGTAAAATCTATAGAGCGCATGGAAAAGGAGGCCAAAGGTATTCGGGCCGAAGTGTTAAAAATGTGTTGGTACATGCGTGGTGGGCTGACATATTCTGAAGGCATGAATCTCTCACTCAATGAACGCTTGTTGATCAGCGATCTAGTCAAAGAGAATTTAGAAACTACCAAAAAAACTGGACTACCGTACTTTTAATATCATGGACTTTGTACAAGCAAGAATAGATGTAATGAACTGGATCACTGGATTTGTAGAGAAATCAAATTCAGATCTAAACGGCTGGCCGCCTTGTCCTTTTGCAAGACGTGCTAGACTAAACAATGAGTTTGATTTGCGTCAGGGACTGACCACTCCCTATGCTGATCTACAACAGGTTGGGTTAGAGCCCTACACAGTGATTGCCTATGTGTATGATCCAAAGTTGATATCTGCCACGGAGTTTAACCAGCAAGTTTATAAATTAAATCAAAACTTTTTGGTACAGCGAGATATTCTTGCCTTGGCCGATCATCCTGACGATCACGAAGAAGTCAATGGTGTTTGCATGAATCAAGGTACTTGGGCTATTGTGTTTGTACAGCCTTTGAGCAAGCTCAACAGCTTTGCGCAACAGCTTGTACCCAAAGGCTACTATCATAACTGGCCCGAAGACTATCTCGAAGGATTGTTTGAATTCCGCAAAGATCCCCGAACATGACCTATCAGTTTGCTAGAATTGATTTGAGTAAGACTGACTACCCTGAATCTGTGGATTGGCGGTACATCACTGATTGCACACCAGAAATGATGTCACAACTTGATGACATTTACAGAACTTACTGTATACACAAGCATTTTGCATCAGTAATGCCCATGTTTCATGGACGTTACAAAGACACACAGTCTGACATTATTGGCTATTATGACAATCATCAACTGGTAGCATGGAGTCTGATTCGAAGATTTGACCAGCATAATGCCTTGTGCGACCAGTTTGCATGGACTTATCACAAACCTAAAATGCGCCTGGGAATAGAAACCATGAAAACAGAATGTGCAATTTACAAACAACGCGGGTTCAAGTACTTGTATCTTGAACAAGCACACTTATACAAATCTGACATGGCAGGATTTGAAATACTAGGACCACTGGAGTAACTATGGATTTATATACAATTTGGGCAGACAAAGAAGGCGACATCTCTGACCTAGACTGGGTCAACGGAATGAAGAGCTTTTTTGATCATCTGAAGTCAGAAGGCCGGATGGAAGACTATCGCATCACTAGATGCAAGATGGGTTTTCGTAGCATTGCTGCCATGCCGGAGTGGATGATCATCATGGAGTTCCGTGACATGGCACAGATGGATTCGGCATTCCGACGTGTGGCACCACTAGAAGGCGAGTTAGAAGTCAAACACAAAAGCTTCAATCAATTTGTGTCCGGTAACATTCAGCATGCCTTGTTTAGAGATTGGCCAGATCAAAATCTATGATAGTTAATGTGCCAGTAAGCATTGGTGAGTTGATTGACAAACTTACTATACTGGCCATCAAACATCAGCATGCAAAAACTCCCGAAAGCCAGGCAAACATTAAACGGGAAGTAGATCTGTTGATGTATCAAGCCCAGACCTTGCAGTTACCAGATGACATTACTGAATTAGGTGAACAACTACACAAAGTCAACAGTGAACTATGGGACATTGAAGATCGTAAACGGCAGCATGAACGTGAACAAAGATTTGATGATGAATTTATTGAACTAGCAAGATCAGTGTACATCAAAAACGACTTACGTGCAAGTATCAAAAGGCAAATTAACATAATTTGCAACAGCACTATAATTGAAGAGAAGATATATTAGATGTACTTCGTACATCTATGTGTTTCGCTTGCGCTCACACATTGTTTTCTAATTAGATTCTAAATTAGAGCGAAGCGATTTTAAGTATCATCTAGATTAATCGGTCACACTTTGCCCACACAGGGCAAAGAAAAATCTGGCATCATCTGAGTTGAACCAGTCACATAGCGTTAGAGCAATTGCAGAGGCGGTTGTCCTGTACCTCGAGCTCCGTCTTTATCACAACGGCAATTTGTATAACATACGCTAACACATTACACAAACTTGCTACATCACTGTAGCGTCTTTTTAGCCTTTTATATTAGTTTCAAACAATCAAACCGCGGCAATTTGCGATCTTCGTCCTGTCAAGGATAGTGATTGAGTGCTTGCTACAGCGGCAAGACTTCCGTTCCCTGCGATCCTAGATCCAGGTATTGGGCACACGAAATTAGCTTGTGCTTGCTTTATACTGTTGGTGATTTGACGCAAGTCAGAGTTTGTTGATTATGTGGGAGCCATGTACACGAACTTGTATGTGTCCGTTATAATAGTCTTTGCTTTCCAGCACTCGTCTTGAAAATTGTTCGCGAGCCTCAATATAACTGCATTCTGATTTGGATTTGCAATAATACAATATTTCACGAGAGAAGTTATCTTTGCCTAACAATTCAACATCTTTGGTAAGTTCTGGGCTACTACCATAGTAGTCGCGCCAATCGCTGTCCACTTTTGTTCGAATCTTTTTTTTCTTCTTGGTGCCGTTTTTGAGTTTGACTGTTCGTTGTGTAGTCTTGGAGAATTTAGCTAGTTTTTTACCTATGTACATGCGTCCGGTAGTCATGTTGGTGATTAGATACACAAAACCTATACAATCTTCGGGTAAAGTTTCTACTGGTAAAGTTTGATAAGTCCATGACATTGGACATGTAATTATGCCTTGTGGTCAAGATTACAATAAAAAGAAATGTCTTCGATGCAAGTATTTGAGCCTGTGAGTAGTGCGTAGGTGATGAAATTGGCAACCTCATAGCAACTGACACCGTTGCCGGTCCACGTAGTGCGGCTCCGGCTAAGGTCAGTGTCCAATCGGTCAGTGTTGATTAGTGTTGTTTTAAAAGGTACATGATTTTGTTTAAATGCCTGTGTGCCCTGACGACTGGCATGATCCAGCGCAGCCTTGGCAACACGATAGGTTTCAAATCTAGGTTCAGGAGCAACAATACTGCGATTTCCAATACTGCCTATGTTAAAAACATAACCTGATTTGTTGGCCGCTTTCCAAGCATCGTAGATTGCTAGATATAAATTGGTCTGTGCAAAATTAGCCCAGGGTTCTTGTGGCGGCCCGTCAAATGCATTGTTTACAAATACATCGTATTTTAAACTTTCTGCAACAATAGCGTCAACATCTTTGGTGATGTCCGCACCAGTCTGACGGCTGATATTGACTCCATTAAAGCATTCAGTTATTACTTTGCCCAGGCCGCGATTGCCGCCGGTGATCAAAAATGTTTTGTTAATTTTAATTTCTCTAGTCATATTGTTTGTTTCCTCCTTGGTCCCAGACCTTTTTTAATTTGTTGCCACATGTCATAGCACATTCAAACAGGCGATTTTTGTTAGACCACGAGTCAACTAGATCTTTCCAGAATGCATTTTTAAAAATATTTTCAAGACTGTGATTGTGTATATCTAATTGATCAAGCCCGTACTGTTCTAAAAACTCTCTGACTTGATTCTTGTTGTTGCCATGACTTAGTTCGTTTGCACCCGGCAACGAGTTGTCATAAAATCTAGCGTCATACAAATTGTGATTGAAAAAGTTGCAAGGCAGTACCAGTCCTTGAGCATTGATTGCAACTTTGTTGCCGCGCAAAGCATCACACTGTATTTCAGTGGTGGCAAAATAGTCTTTGAGATTGGGATATTCTTTTTTGAGATCTGGCAAGAACATCATACTACGATTTTTGTATTCATTGCGAGATGGTGGCTCCAACACATAATCAGCATTGGCCACAGGCCACGATGACATTTCTTCAACTGTGTGATGATTAAAAAATCTACCAGTTCGCCTTGCTAGAAAACTTTTAAATCCTAATATTTCACTGGTTTGTTTTGCTTCTTCAACTTGATGTTCGTTGTGCTTGAACACTATATAATTCCATTGAGCACGGCCACCAGCATTGATAAACGCCTTGGCACTTGTAATCACATGTGCATACTTGACATTGCGGCGATACATGTCCAAGGTGTCAGCAAGTCCGTCAATGCCAAAATCAATTTGTCCATGCCCATTCATAATAGTAGCAATTTCCTCCCAGTAGTAGCGATCATGTACACCACCATTGGTGTGTATATACAACCACAGCTTGGGATTTTTCTTTCTAAAATCAATCAAGATGTTTATAAAATCAGGATTCATGATGGGATCGCCGTAGCTACCACAAAAAAACACTTGCCTCAAACGCTGACAGAGTTCTTTGGGAAAAGCCTGCGCAATAGTTTCTCGAGTCAAGTGATTCAGTGGCATGTGCGGATTAATGCCCACTCCAAAATTGTTGCGAGGGCATTGCGGGCACGCCGCATTGCAATAGGTGGTAATTTCTAGTTGATATTCATCAACTGTGTTATAATCAAATAAAGTCGACATCGTTGTTGTAGCTGGTAAATCCGTTTTCTTTCACAACCTTGAGTATGTTTTCTACACGTCCTGAAAGCTCATCTTTGTGGCTCACAAGCCAAATACTCTTGTGTCGCTCACGACTCATTTTCTTTAGTAACGCCAGGCCATTCTCTACTCCCTGCGTATCTAGTCCATTGTCCATGAGCTCGTCAATAAACAACAAGTTGATGGGATGATACAAACTTTCCCAGACATCACGGAACGCCCAGCTCATGCTGAGAATTAATCGAGTACGCTCACCACGACTTAGATTGTCAAAGTCCAGTTCACGGCCCAGTTCTTCAATGCTGACGCTTAAATCGTTTTGGAATTTTACAGTATGTGGTAATCCAATTCTATCTAAATAGTTTGTAAGGCGTTGATTCAAATAACTTAGATTTTGATCAATGATTTTCTTGCGGACAAAGCTGTCTTTGCTGGTCAACAATTTTAACAGGAAATCTTGATGTTCTTGCAATCTTGTAAGTTCGTTGAGAGGATCATACGACACTAGCTGTAGAGCTTGTCCGGTCATCTCATCAATTTGTTCTTGATAAGGATCAACTTCTAGTGTTTTAGTAGATATTTGTTGTTGTAAGTTTTCTAGAGTGGCTCGATGATGAATGGCATCTTCTTCTTTGTCATAAAACATCCGGGGAGGCTTGCCCAGTTCTCCAAGATCACTGTGCGCAGTTTCCAAATTGAGCAACAGTGTTGCTTGTTCTTGTTGTCGTTCTTGTGTTTCAGCAAGATCTTTTTGCTTGGCAGCCAACACAGTTTCGTGAGACTGATCGTGAAATGATTGACCACATGCATGACAGGTGTGTGATTCTAATGTAGCAATTTCTTTGACTAGTTTACTGACAGCTTTTTCTTCTCGTCCCAAATCCAGCTTGGTTCTACCAATTTGAGTAGACAACTCGTTGATGTCTTTTCTTTTTTGGTCCCATACGGCATGATCGCGGTGAGCCTGTATTTCTACATCAATGTTGATTTTTTGCAACTGTTCCAAGGCAGTTTGTAATTTTATAGACTCGTCATTGTGTTTGGTTTGCCACATGGTTTGACGACGTTTGAGTGCTTCAATCTGTTCTTCAATGCGCTTGTTGGCTTCTTGCACAGCACGAATACGAAATTCTTCTTGACTGATGGCATCTTTGGTTTCTCGATTGAGTTCTTTGATACGATCAGCTCGCTCACTCAACAAAGTAATGCCCAACAACTGTTCAATAATTGCTCGCTGATCATTGGCTTTTAAACTCAAGAACGGCTCAGTGTAGGTATTCAGTGCCAGCACATGTTTGAACATGTCATGGCTCATGTTTATGATACGTTCAATGGCATCTTGCGTTTCTCTAGAATCACCCTGCGCTTCGTCTTCGGCAAGCTTTTGTTCGTTGTTCACATAAAATTTAAGCACATTGGGTTTGCGACCGCGTTCAATTTTATATTCTTGTCCGTTTATAAAAAACTCTAAACTAACCAACATATTCTTGCCATTGGTTTTGTTGACAAGATTGTCTTTGCGAATGTTGCTTAAAGCCTGGCCGTATAGAGCGTAACTCAACGCATTTATGATTGTGGTTTTCCCGGTACCGTTTCTGCTACCGTCACCGCCCAAGTCTAAATTTTCCCCCAAGACCAAAGTTAGATCATTGCGATCAAAATTTACACCTTGTGTGGCGTTGCCCACACTCATGAAATTCTTTACAGTTAGATTTTTTATTTGTATCATCTTTTGTAGTTTAACATACTTTCATGGCAATTGCAATATCTTTGTGTGTATTACGAAAATCTTGATTGCGCAGTTTATCAAAATGTTTGGTTAGCTCGGCAAACTTGCTGCCATCTGCTGGCGGCTGTTTTTGAATGAATTTTAATATCTGTTGCATGTCTGGCCAGCCACTATCTGAAAATTTATTGACAATGATATCTTTGGCTTCTTGCGTTAAGTTTGACAACGCAAACGGCTCTGGGTGATCCAAGTACAATGCATTTATGGGTAACTCAAGACGGTTACACCATGCCAGTAGTTCATCAAGATAGTAAATGTTCATAATGCTTATAACTGGCATAACGCTTATTTTAACATTTGGCAATCGTAGCTCAACTAATTGTGTTATGTTGCGATCAACTTGTTCCCAGCTACCACCGCGTTCTAATTCAAATCTTTTGCCAACATTGTCAATGCTAAAATGCACATCTACATGTTTGAAGTAACTCCAATACGGTAATAAGTCAGCAGGAAAAACGCTGCCGTTGCTGTTATAGTGTAGCCGCACTTGTGACGCTACGCCAATATCTACTGCACGTTTAACAAGTTGTGCTAGTGGTTTTATTAAAAACGGCTCACCGCCATAGAGGTCTAGATTTTCAATGTTGGGCAACAGTTGTTCAACTTCGTCCATGACCTGTGTTGTTGACTCAGCCCAGTTGTATGATTTTATTGGTATTGCGCTATCAAATTTTGACTGCTCGTGCGCAAATTGAGAACTTGCCCTGGGCCCGCAAATTCTGCATTTAAAGTTACAAGTGTTACCAGGTTTTAAATCTAAACTAACAATTTTGGGATTAGAGAGATATTTGGTCAGTAAATCTTTTTTTAAAAAACTTAGATGTCTAGTTCGATTACTTGTTAACCCTTTGTCTTCTAGTCTCCAACATGCTTGACATTCGCTGGGACGATCACCGGTTAGAAACTGTTGCCTAAAATTTGCAACACCCGGTCCATCAAACGCTGCCTGTATACCAGTGTCACTCACAGTGCCAATGTATTTGGTGGATATACAACAAGGAGAAATTTCGCCTTGATTTTTAATTTCCAAGTGCATCCATGGAAGAGGACACATTGACTTGCTTAATTGGTAAGCATGTTCCAAAGGCTGAGTTGCTTCATCAAGATCAGTGACCAAGATTTCAAACGCTTGATTGTTGATGGCAAGTTGCAATACTTGATGTTGGTCAATCACTGGACCGGCCAACAATACAAAACAGTTGGAAATATCAATCAGTTCAGCGGCTGCGTATAAGTGCTGTAGCAGTTCCATGGGCCATGGGTGACTACTGTACAAAACTATTCGATCGTTGACGTCAAACGTTGCCTGCCAATGCAGTTGAAAAAACTCATAGGCAGATTGTGGATTAGCAGTTAACTGTGCTACATCCACACAACATTTTACATTATAATGGTCAATCTTGATCATTGGGTATATTCAGTTGTCTGCAAATACGATCAAGTTCTTGAACTTCAAGCTTGGCCAATGTTTTTAAATTATGCTCAAAGATGCCAGAGTTGGTTGATATGTAGTTTTGTATTTCTTCAATTGGTCGATTTAAAAATTTGTGCACCACATCAACAACTTTTAAAAATCGTTGTTTAGGATCTTCAATACTATCATAGCTTTCGTCAATAAACCCATCAAACGTTTTAAATCCTTTGCTGTGCAACAATGCTAGCACATTGGCAGGCCCAAGATAAATGAACATTCGTTTACACGCAAAGGACCTTAGCACTTTTTCAGTAACGTACGGATAAGGATATTTGAATGCGCTTTCAGTCACAATGTCAAGTGCTATGTATTTGTACCAATCACACTGATATCGTTCAGGCATGTAGTTTGGAGGGGTGGCTACCAACGGATGAGTCACTGTAGTGGTCACAGGAGAAACATCAATTGAATCGTCTAACATCCATTGGTCATTGATTGCTACCAGCGGAAGTGGCATTACAATCATGAATTAGCACCTTGGATAGTCAACACAAGTTTATCACTGGGTACTTGCGACAGCTTGTGGTACAATCCAAATCTGTGCGATCGTTGCTTGCCCAACATGCAAATAGCATGGTGTTTTATGGCTTCGGGTTCTAGTGGAATATCTGCGTAATGATCAGTCATGACTTCAGTGGTCACAAAGGATTCAACCACAGTGGGCCGATCATTGGGATGACTGCGAGCACATAAAAAATCAATCTCACGTTGTATACCAACATGATTGGTATACAATAAAACTGTGTATGCCGGAATATCAAATTCGTAGAGTATGTCAAAAAAGTTGTGAGTGAACATACCAACACGCATTGAATCTATATACACGTCGTTGTCTCGATGCTCGATGATGTATCGATCATTGATCCCGTACACCTCTTTTTTTGTCTCAGCAAACATTTGTTTCAAATAATAAATGTTGTGTTGAAACCCAGTATAGTTGGCATAACCAACTATGTTATAGTGCGAATCTAATTTACTCCAAAGTTTTTTTGGTATAGTCGATGTTGTTGGCTGTGCAAACATGGTGTTTATAATGTTTGATAAATTTTTAATAACAGTTTAGGGTCATAGAATTCTGACTCAATGTTGGTGATTTGATCTGTGACAATTTGATCTACACTTTCAAATTTAATCTCACCAGGTGCCATGTCAGTGTCAACAGAAATAGTTTTGTTGGGAATCAGCGCCATTTCACGCAGGCCATAATCTCGAATAAATGTTTCTTTGATAAAGTTGGCCTCTTCGTAGCTGATCTCAATGTCAAGTTGAACTCGTACATGCATGTCTTTGTGCAAAAGGGTGCCAGCGTTGTCAATGACATTGCTTAATCCAAGCACTCGATATGTAGGCTGATTAGGCCAAGCATGATATACAGTTTCTTGACCCCACTCAAGTATAGTTAGTCCACGCTCGTCATCGCCGGCATCAGCATAGTTGTGCGGAAAGCAGTTGCCAATGTAGGTGATGTTTTTCTTGGTCTGACGTTTATGAAAGTGTCCAGTGAACACATGTTCAAAGTTGTTGAAATCTTCACGTCGTACTTCTCCATGATCCGGCATCTCTACCATGGCGTTCATCAAGTAGCCAGGCAGTTCAAAATGCCCAAACATGTACTTGCCTTTCATTTTTGGAATGCGCTTGTGATCATCGCCGCATAACCACGGAGCAATAACTACGTCACCACTACTGAACCAGTCATTACAAATTTGTACGTTTGGAAGATGTTTGGCCCACTCCACGCTTTGTACATCACGTTTATCGCGATAATACAAGTCATGATTGCCAGGGATAAAATACACACGTTCAAAGTTTGCATTTAAGTGTTCCAGTGCTCGTAAGCTATAATTTAAAGTGACAATGTTTAAGCTGGATCGGTTGTTGTGCCAGTCACCTAGAAACATACAGGTTTCGCAACCTTCCTCTCGGGCTTTGGCAGTGGCCCACTTGACAAAAGCCAAACAATCTTCGTTGTGCAATGCACTGTTTGATTTAAGCCCAAAGTGAATGTCAGTGAAGATTGCTGCCTTGCGAAATAAATTAGCCATACGTTAGTTTTTGAGTTTAGAAAAAAATGCTTCAGCTATCAACCGGTGACTTTCTGGACCAGGATGAGCTCCATCTGATCCAAAGTCTGTCCAGTGTGGTGATTCGGTACTATACGGTATTTTAACATATCCTGCATCATTTGTAAAGGCCGTTGTGAGCTGTTTGACTATATCCGTGCCAGAATAGGGCAAAAATCCAAATAACAGGCGTGCGCCCGACATCTCGCAAACTTTTTTCACCTGCAATATTTTGGTGGCAGCCGCCAGCATATGATGTTGTTCAGCTTCGACCATGAATCGTTTTACAAGATCATAAGCACTGTTGCCCATAAAATTAGCAAATTTAGGATTCATAGTGGGAAGACAATGAACGGGCTGAAAATTATTGTCAGTACCCAAAGTCAACCATGTAAGTCTATGAACCGCAGTGATACCCCAGACTACTACGTCACCGGGTCTGAGATCACTGCTGATGATTTGGTTTGCGGCCCAGTCAACGCTAGTGGATCGATTGGCAAGTAGTACCAGTGACATCTGAGTTTTTTCACTCAACAAACTGCCATAACTTTGTTCAATGTTTATAAACATGCCAGCTGATACACTGCACCCGGCCACAAATAAATTGGGCTCGCCATTGCCTTTTCTGGTATCCACGGGCAGGTTTAGTCCTTGTACCCAAGGTAGGCCTTGATAATCGAGCTCAGGCATTATTGATCCTCAAGACTGGATGTTACTGGACCACTCATAGCAGCCATGCCAGCCTTGCCAGCATTTTGCCGTGTCCAACTAGGATTAAGTCCGTTCATTTCCAAAATATCATCGCGAATGTTTTGGTTCTTCTTTTCAATATTCAAGATACGAGTAAAGCTATTAGTGATAGCGGCAGTATAATACGCAAAAGGGTTCTGCGATTTTGATTCATCGAACTGGAGTCCAATTTGACTGAGTTGTAACAGGGCTTGCCCCCGCATTTCTTCGTTGTAGGTGTATCCACGCCAGTTGCTCCTTGTAGCATATCGTTCGCATAATTTCATAAACATCATGGCCAACTTGCGAGTCATTTGTCCGTGATCTCGACTGTACTCGCCGGTTTCTAAATCGCCTTTCCAGTGACTCTTGCCCACTAGATATGGAATTTTGTGATCAGTGACTCTATAGTGCCAAAACGGGGGAAAATTAACACGCACATGAGTGGGGTTTAACACTGGTTCATCAATGATGTCAGCAAGCGGATCGTCAACTGGTACATCTTCAATGCCCAGTATGTCCTCTAGTTTGCGTTTTTTCACAGCATTCTTGGGAACTTTTTTAGGTGCCATGGGTATGTGTTCCCAGGTCATGATACGAAATACCAAGTCAGTGTTGGCAATTTTCTTTTCATTGACCTCGGCGCCTTGTTCTCTAGTGAGTCTGGCAGCACGATTTCTACGTGCTTCGGCAATGGTACGCTGATTTATTTTGGTCACGCTGGGCAAAATAATATCACATTGATGATCGGTGACTGGATCTAGATAGCTACAATATGTTGCTTTGCTTAGATGAATCTCTTTTAAGATATCTCTGTTGTTGAGGTAATTGACACGAGGTGCCGCTTTTGGTATTAAACTCATGATTGAGTAAGTCTCCTGTATGAGTACTTATTGTAGCAGAAAAACGACATTTGTCAACCTTTTTCTTAAACTGTGCTGTTTATTTTTTAGGTAAATATTAACAAAGGTACACAATATATGGGTGAAAATGGTTTTGGTTTTAGCTACAGCTACGGCACGTATGATGCGTTCACTGGATTTAATTCCATTGGCGGCTCGGGGTACGCCGGACAAAATGTCACCTATCAAGGAACCACTGCAACAGGATTTGATGCATTTACATCCAATCCATTTGTTACCAATACAACCACCACTGGATTTACATTTGACACAAGTGTGGTAGGATCGGCAAACTACCAAATTGGTGTTGATTATACCAACAATGCTGTGACCGGATTTGCCAACCCCAACACTGGTGGCACACAAGCCCTAAGCTTAGACAACACTTACTACACTATATCAAGTGGCAGTGACGAATACTTGACATCGCAATTTAACGCCGCGGGATCTATTGCTGAAATTCAAACATTGACTGCCACAGTGATTGCCAACACACAAGGTGTAGATGACACGTATCCTATAATAGACACAATTGACGAAACTATATTGACTAGAGCCGACGATGGACAGTCACTCAATGTGCCGCTATCGGTTAATCAATTTAACGTACAAATTAAAACATCAGAATCAACCACGGTTGCTAACAGCACTGCCTCTGGATTGTCAGCAGACACACAAGCACAACTAGATCTAGCACTGGAGACTGAACTAACAAATCTTGCGCTTTCCAGCCCTAATTTAGCTACGGCCGCCGGCCGAGCCCAGGCAATTGAAAATGCAAACCTAGCAGGTAATTTACTAGAAGCTGATGGAAACGGATTTAACCTAACCACCGAAGAGCGACAAGTATTGCAAAGAGTTATTAACGATGGATTGAATGTTGCAGTTACCACAAGAGATACCCTGAATCAAGCACAGGATGTAATCGATAGTGTGCGAAATATATCAATTAGTGATTCAAGCCCGTTAACATTTACAGAAGCCAGGAAAGCATTGATCAACGATTTTTATGATCAACTTACCCCAGCACAAAAATCTATAATAAACGACTCTGGAATAGGCAGGACATTTAATAATCTTGTAAGTGATGTTAACAATTCTGGTCAACCGATTATAGGAATATCAAATCTAGGGCTAGTACCTTACAATGTAGCCAACGACACACTGGGATTAGACGCCACTCAACGTATTACTGATGCACTGATTGCACAATACATCACTCAAAATGGTAGTATAACTGAAGAACAAGTTCTAGCCATTGAAACTTTGGTACTAACACAAAATTCAATCAACACTCAAGCTCTTGTGGCAGCCGACATTGGTGTAGCAGATATTGAAATTGCACTTAACTCAACAGGTCGCAATCAAAGAGTCAGTGCTGATGTTGTTACAGATACAACCTTGCCCAATGCGGATCAAGGTGATACTGCAATTCAAACAGTTGAAGTCACTGCCAATACCAGTGCATCAGCGGCTATTAGAGCTTCGTTAGGCTTAGATAACCAAGGACCTGTGGTTGAAAAGTTAATTAACAAAGCCATTGACCTAGCGTTGAATCAAATACCAGGTTTTAGTCAGATTAACAATGCAATTGGTACTGCAAATAAAATTGTAAGCATCGGAGACATTATAACAAATGTTGACCAGACCCCAGCAGAAGCTGCATTGGCCTTGGCAAGACTACTAATCCCAAAAATAAATCTGGTGGTCACCGGATACAATCTTATCTCTGGTGGTGGCGGTGGTGGCGGTGGTGGCGGAGTTGAAGCTCTTGAACCCATCCCTGTAAATACCACAGTTGATATACAAGCAGGTGGAGCAGGCGAGGAGGAGGATCCGCCCCCGGGCAGTATTGATTTTGGCCCAGAGGCTGTTACCAGTGAACAAGACCCTCAAGCAGTCCCCACAACCACAGAGTCTACTACAGCGGCATTTCAAGATGCCAATTTAACAGCTATTGCACCAGTTGGTAATTTTGCTGTAGCATACAATGTAGAAACTGGCACTTATGATGTGTACAATCTTGACACAAACGAAATAGTTGCCGGTGGATTTACCCAGGAACAAGCAACTGAATATGCTGATGCGCTAAACGTTGGCGATGACTTTGAGGCATTGAATGTACAAAGTCGAGCTGATGCAGAAGCAAGATTCAACGAAGGCCCTGCTGACGTAGCAATTACACAAGATCCCAGTCTGTACCCAAATGGGTTGCCTTATGACGATGACGGCAACTTAAATCCTGGCTGGGCTCTAGACGAAAATAACAATCCTGTTTTTGTTGGCGATGGTTACGTTGATCCCGGCACATTGCTCAGTGCCGAAGAGTCAAGATCCGCAGCCATCACCTTGGCCAAGACCAAACTGGCACAAAATCAAGCTGCCATTGAGGCACAAAGAAAACAGGCCAACGAAGGTGATTGGCGAGTAAAGTTGAGATTGGCGCCCAGTGCAGACTATCTTTACAAAGATCCAGGTATCAGCAGTGATGGTATTCTTTGGCCGCTGTCAGTTACTGACGGAGTAGTGTTCCCTTATACCCCGGTCATCAACACAGTCTACGCTGCCAATTACAGTACCTACGATTTGACCCACAGCAATTATCGTGGACATTTTTATCAAAATAGCTACGTAGACGATATACAACTACAGGCAACATTTACAGCGCAAGACACCAACGAAGCTAATTATATGTTGGCAGTAATACATTTTTTCCGCAGTGTCACAAAAATGTTTTACGGTCAAGATGCCCAGCGCGGAACCCCACCTCCAATGGTATTTTTGCAAGGCCTTGGAGAGTTCCAATTTAACTTGCACCCTTGCTTGGTAAAATCTTTTAGCTACAATCTTCCCGGAGACGTAGATTATATTCGAGCAAGAACTGTAGAAATCAACGGAACTAACTTGTTACAAAAACGAAATAGACAAACTTTGCCCACCAGCTCTAGTTTTGCATCGCTAATTAGATTGGCAAACGCAGGTGTAACTGGATTACAACCAGGTGCTATAACTACACCACCACCACCACCAACCTTGGGCACAAACAACCCCACGTATGTGCCCACCAAAATTGATATTAGTTTAGTATTGCTGCCAATACAATCACGCAGTCAGGTCAGCAAACAATTTAGTCTCAAGAGTTTTGCCAACGGCGACTTGCTCAAAGGGGGATTCTGGTAATGGCAAATTATACTGCAACTAGCCCATATTTTCTAACTCCATACTCTCAGTTTTATCTTGACAGCATGGTTAATCGTGCTATCCCCAGGGAAAATGATGATGTGTATTTTAAAATAAATCAAACATATCAATATCGTCCAGATCTGCTGGCATTTGACTTGTATCAACAACCGGGCCTGTGGTGGGTGTTTTATCAACGCAATCCCAATACATTAACTGCACCGCCCTGGGATTTTGTAGCTGGTACCAACATTTATCTGCCTAAGATCACCACACTTCGATCCGCTTTGGGATTTTAATAAATGGCAACTGTTCGAACCCTAGAAGCAGAACGTGCACGACTGCTGGCAGAACGTGAAATTCTTGCTGCCCGGTACCAGGCCGGCGATGTTACAGTGCTGCCACAAATACAAGAGATAAACGTACAATTACGAGATGTAGTATTGCAAATTGAATTGTTGCTTGGTTTACCACCAGTGTCCAGTAGTGGACAAATTGTTGCCAACTCACAAGTGGCACGAGATGATGGTGCAAATACTCAATTACCAGAAGTTAGTCCAATTGAGCCAGCAACTCGAATACCCACAAATGCAGTGGCATTCTCTGAAAACGTTGACTTTGGAACAAACAATGACACAAGGGCAATAGTCCAAACTCAAGCAGTTCCTCCAGCCAGTGCTGATTGGCCAATTCCTGACCCTGCTGAATTACCTGGGCCGGGCAGCCTTCCTCCAGCATTGCCAGATGGAACACAACCTCCTGACAATGTACCCGCTGGCGAAAGCCCAACAGCATCATATACTCCCGGCGTGGGCGCAGTCAGCGATGACGGAACCACTGAAGGTATACTTGAAGCAGGTGCAGTTACACCCGAAACGCCAAATGGCAGCAACAATGTTACTACATTGGTTAACAAAACAGCAAGGTCTATTACACCGCAAAATAACATTTTAGATAAGTTTGCTAGCTACACATATTCAGCAAGTCTTTATCTCATGAGCCCCGAAGATTATCGACGACTCATGACAACAAAAAAACGTTACATTCCTGGATATCAACTGTTGATGCAAAGTGGTGGCGCACCACAACAGTCAGGTGTACAAGTACAAGATTTTAATGACGGCGGCTCTGCCGGAGTTAGTTTAACCCAAGGACGCAATCAATACTTCCCGTTGGATTACTACTTTGATGACATAGAACTCAAGAGCGTAATACACGGTAAAGGCACTGGAGGGGCACACAATGTAGTTGAAATGAAATTTAAAATTGTTGAACCCAATGGTATTACTTTACTTGATAACTTATATAAGGCAGTAAATCAATACGTCACAGTAGGCGGCGGTGGAACTACAACTATCAAAAATCAAAATTATGCCGCACAAAATTATTTAATGGTTATACGATTTTATGGGTATGATGAAAATGGTAACATGATAACCGCACCAATTAGCACTGATCCTGCCGGCAAAAGCGACAATTACGCCATAGTAGAAAAATTTATACCCTTTCAATTCACCAGTATCAAGTTTAGGGTTGCTAATAAACTAACTGAATATCAGTGTGAAGCTGTTTGCCCACAAAATGTAATTGGAACCGGCCAAGGTCGTGGAGTGATACCCTTTAACATTGAATTAACCGCCACCACCCTACAAAATTTATTCAACGGCAATACCACCTGGGCTGAATCTCTAAACAATCAAACACCAACTACCGAGCAACCCAGTACCGTGGCGCCGGGCACAGCAACCGAAGCTCCAAACCCCACACTGACAATTGGGCTTGCAACTGCCCTTAACAAATTTCAACAAGAGTTAGTCACTGATGGCACATATGAAGTTGCTGACAAATACAATATCATAATCAGCCATCCAGAAATTGCCAGCGCGGCAGTGGTGCCCCCGGCCACCACTGATTTAAATGGCAAGCCCATGACCAATGTTACCACAGCCAACGAAGCCGTGGGTGCTGGACAATCAATTAATACTCGGGCCAAGACCAACAGTGCAATAGCTGGTATGAGTATTGTGCAGTTTATTGACCTTGCAGTGCGCAACAGCAATTATGTTTACAAACAGCAGACTAAAATTATTGATCAGAACGGAAAAGTCATTCCACAAGGTACTGGTGCGCAGGCCTTTGCCTGGTACCGAATAGGTGTTGAAGCCAAGCCGTTACCAAAATCAGATTCTAAACGAAATGATCTAGCTTACGAGATAACTTACGAGATAGCACCCTATGGAATTAACGACATAAAAAGCGAGTACTTTCCCAAAGGAGTGTTTCGTGGTGCCCAGAAAAAATACAGTTATTGGTTTACCGGACAAAACACTTCAATTTTAAATTTTGAACAAGATTTTAATTATCTATATTACATAACCATTAACAGTAGAACCAGAGCACAAGTCAACAGCCGCGGAACATCAGATTATCGTGAAGTTGAAAAACGATTGTACTCGCCAAACAGTGCGCAGACCAATCAAGGCATTGATTCCTGGTACACCAATGAGCCAGCCGCCAACGCTGCCGATTATCTCTATAGTCCCGGCGACCAAGCCACAGTTAAATTGTCCATAGTGGGTGACCCTGCTTGGATTGAACAAGGCGAAGTGTGGTCAGGTATTAGAAAAAAATCTCTAAACACTAACGCAACTGATCCATACTTTGATGCGTTTCTAGCTGACGGTACTATTAATTTTGATGCTAGAGAGGCATTGTTTGAAGTCTCATTTAACAAGCCTGCAGACTACAATATTAACACAGGACTATTAGATGTGCCAGGGTCTGCAGTTGCCAGTCAAAACTATGTTTACAAAGCAGTGACAGTGACCAGCAATTTTAGACAAGGCAAGTTTACACAAGACTTAGAAGGAAAACTTTTGGTATTTCCTAACACAATTACACAATCTCAAACAACTACCACTGCGGGCACTACCACTGCGGGCACTACCGAACAACAACCAGACAGCACAGCGCCAAGAGACGCCCCTGATGAGTCGGCAGCTGAAACAGCAAGACTTGAAAGACTGGCATCTGCCGCCAATGGGTTGCCGTCAGTACCAACCACTTCGGTTACCGGTACAACACCCACTTCATCGCTGGCCAAAGGCACAGATCAAATTTTAAGACCTCTCACAGTTGTAGCAGAACCAACCCTATCTCAATTGCAAGCCAGTCCTGCATATATTACAGCTCGTCGTGGCGGTGCAACACCTGCGGCAGCATTGGAAATTGCTAGGTCTGCATTTGCATCAGGCACCAACAACTACGCAGGTGTAGCGTTGCCAGGTATTAATGTCACTGCCAATACTGGCATAGTAAAAGATCAATAAGAGTTAAACAATGTCAAATAACATACAACGAAGCCAAGGCCGAGGCGCATCTTATAAATTTGATCGTGGTGGAGTACCCACAGAATTTGGACCGTATATTGGTGTGGTAAAAAACAATGTTGACCCAACCCGTGCTGGCCGCCTACAAGTTTACATTGAACAATTTGGCGGGAAAAATCCTGCTGATAAAAGTTTGTGGCGAACAGTAAACTACATTCCGCCATTTTACGGACTCACTCCAAAAAATAATGCAAGTACTACAGCTGGAGCCGGTAGTTACAAAGGCAACCAGCAAAGCTACGGCATGTGGTTTACACCACCTGACCTTGGTGTGTCTGTGATTTGTTTCTTTGTGGCCGGAGATCCCAATCAAGGTTACTACATTGGATGTGTGCCAGACAGTGGTGCAAATCATATGTTGCCGGCCATCGGCGCTTCAAAAAATTATGTTGCACAAAACGCTGAACAAAAGAGTCTTATTGCCGGTGCCAAAGCAACACAGTTACCAGTGGTTGAAGCCAACTTTTATAATGCAAACATAGAAAGCAATCCTAGATTCTTTACTCAGCCCAAGCCAATACACAGCTATGTTTTTGCTATCATGGCCAACCAAGGTCTATTGGGTGACAATGTGCGCGGCCCAATAACCAGCAATGCGCAAAGAGAAAGCCCCAGCACAGTGTTTGGTATCAGCACTCCCGGACGTCCAATCTATCAAGGCGGACTTGATGAAAAAGACATCAAAGCCCGGGTAGCGTCAGGAGCAGTCAACCTGGCTGACACAAAAATTGAAGGACGTCGCGGCGGCCATACATTGGTCATGGACGATGGTGATCTTCAGGGCGAAGACAATTTAATTAGAATAAGAACCAGCAAAGGCCATCAGATCACCATGAGTGACGATGCTGATTGCTTTTATATTATTCACGCCAATGGATCAACCTGGTTAGAATTTGGCAGCGAAGGCACAGTGGATGTTTACTCTAGTAATTCAGTTAATGTTCGAACACAAGGGTCAATTAATTTGCATGCTGACAAAGACATCAACATCAATGCTGGCGAAAATTTAAACATTAGAGGAAAAAATGTCCAAATTGAAAGTCAAGGCATTATGGGGATTTCTAGTGTGGAAGATTTTAAAATATACAGCAAAGCCAAAATAGGAATTTTAGCTGACGGTGCAGTTGTTTTACAAGGTGCATCAGGGGGGTGGAAATGCAGTGGCGAACTTAATTTGCAAGCACAACCCATTAATCTCAACAGTGGATCGCCAGAAAACGTTGATGCAATCAAGCCCATCAAAGAATACAGTCTTGACGGGACACAATTCAATGGTGCATCGGGTTGGCAGGCGGAGCCAGGCGCAATTAAAACCATCGTGACTCGAGCACCCACACACGAACCTTATCCCTATCACAACAAAGGTGTGGCAGTTTCAGTTAACTATGATGGCGATACCCCTTCAACGCCTAGCCCTCAAGTAGAAGCCGCATTAGGTAATGCAGCCAGTGAGCCAGTAACAAACGCAGTTGACGCTGCCGCAGTGCTAGATACTCCGTTGGCCACCGCCAACGTTGGTAGTCTTGATAAAAATCAAGTAACTGGTTTGTTGGCCCAAGCTAAAACATCAGTTGGTCAGGCTGCAAATGCAGTGAGCACAACCAAAGGTATTGGCCAATACGGATTTCAGCCAGCACAGCTTGAAAGCGCAGGCTTTTTGAAACCTGGTGCTGGAAAAAGCATACAAGCACAATTGTCACAAGGCAAATCTCTTGGCACTATTTTAGCGTCACCAACATTATGGTCAGGTAAAAATGGAGTAGTTGGACTACCGGCAATACTCAGCAATCCAGGATTACAAAATACCATGCAACAACAATTTATGAGCACTACATTAACTGGCATGAAAGCTGCCGGATTAGTCACTGGAACTGAAGCTCCGCAACAACTGTCGGGCTTGGTACAAACAGCAACAAAATTTGGCGTAGCCGCTGCCGGGTCTTTTGTTAAAGGCGTTGCACCCGCTGATTTAAACAAAGCTATATCTGCCACTATTAAAAGTGCACAATTTGCTACAAATTTTGTAACAAATAAACTAGCTGGACTTACTGGCGGTAGTAGTGTAGCAGAGTCAGTGTCGGGCACAATAAACCGTGCCTCAATTGACAAAACCCTGATCAACGCACTAAACGATACCAAGGTCCCGGCACCTATTTTTAAGCCAACTGACCGATCTGACAATGCATAAATATCACTATGCCTGCATTTATTGGTTTCAACACTATTAATCAAAATAAAAAATTCACGTTGACTGACTTTGCTCTAGTCAAACGTGATTTATCAAACGCCCTCAATATCCAACAAGGTGAACTAGTCGGCCGTCCAGGGTACGGCACTGTTATCTGGAGTTTCATATTTGAGAATCAAACTCCAGAGACAGTGACAAAAATACTAGCAGAGCTTCAGCGTGTAGCTGGCGGAGATCCTAGAATTTATATTTCAGACGCTAATGTATACCCACAACAAAACGGTATGTTAATAGAGCTACAGGTTCAAATTGTACCAAGTTCTACAGCCGAGCGACTGGCCATTTTCTTTGATCAAGAATCTCGCCGTGCCAGCTTCATCTAAAACTATGTAGATAATTGGGGTTATAAATACAATGTACAGTGAGAAACTATGGCTAAAACAACAAGACAAACCGCAATATTTGGTGTAGAAGATTGGAAGAGGCTTTATCAAACCTATCGTGAAGCTGACTTTCAAAGTTATGATTTTGAAACCCTGCGAAAGAGTTTTGTTGATTATCTCCGACTTTATTACCCAGAAACTTTTAACGATTATATTGAAAGCAGTGAATTTATTGCACTGCTGGACGTCATGGCTTTTATGGGACAAGCCCTGGCATTTAGAAACGACTTAAACACACGTGAGAACTTTTTAGACACAGCCGAACGCCGTGACAGCGTGGTGCGTTTGGCAAACTTGGTCAGCTACACACCTAAAAGAAACACTGAAGCGCAGGGTTACTTGAAGGTTGTTTCGGCTAGCACCACTGAAAATATTACAGACTTTAATGGTATTAACCTAGCCAATATCACAATTGATTGGAATGACGCCACTAACTCAAGTTGGTTAGAGCAGTTTACATCAATCATGAATGCCGCATTTATTGACAGTCAAAAATTTGGTCGTCCAGGTAACCGTCAGGATATACTAGGCATTGAGACCAGCGAGTACACAATTAATCTTATCCCTGGTTATTTGCCAATTATTCCCTACACATCTGTGGTGGATGGTGTAAACATGCCGTTTGAAGTTGTGAGTGCAACCACAATTGGGAAAGAATATGTCTACGAGCCAGCACCAAAACCCAATGGTGCATTCAACGTATTGTATCGCAATGACGCACAGGGATTTGGCAGTGCAAACACTGGATTCTTTTTCTTGTTCAAACAAGGCGTATTGCAAAATCAAGACTTCAACTTGTCTGAAGCAATTCCTAACCGCACAGTAAACATTAACATTGAAGGTTGTAACCAAGAAGATCATTGGCTTTACAAACTTGATGATGTTGGTAGTATTTCGAGCGAGTGGATTTATGTTGAAAATATTTTTGCCGGTGCAGTCGAACAACTTGCGCCAGACCAACGTACATTATATTCTATCACCAGCCGAGCTAATGATCAGATTACACTGACATTTGGTGATGGTGTGTTTTCCAGTGTTCCTGTGGGCACTTTCCGTACCTATGTTAGATCCAGCAACGGATTGCAGTACATCATTAATCCTGAAGAAATGCAAAACATTTCAGTGCCAATCAGCTACATTAGTCGTTCGGGCAGACTGGAAACATTGACTCTTACTTGTGGTATCACACAACCGGTGACTAACGCACAGTCTAGAGAAAACATCACAGAGATCAAGCAACGTGCTCCTGCACGTTACTACACACAAAATCGTATGGTCAATGGCGAAGACTACAACAACTTCCCATTCACCAAATACAACTCAATTATCAAGAGTAAAGCAGTTGATCGTGCTAGCACCGGTACATCTAGGTATATTGACCTAACAGATCCCACTGGAAAATATTCTAGTACCAATATATTTTCCAGTGACGGAGTAATTTACGAAGAAAATGTTTTGCCTACTTTTAATTTTAATTGGGTAAATCGTAACGAGATTGTTGATACCATTACCAACTCAGTGGAACCACTTGCATCCAGCCGAGGTATGTTGCAATTTTACTATGCTAACTTTCCAAGACCTCCATTGACCGTGTTGAGTGCTGGATGGAATCAAACCACAACAATTAATAATCAAACCACAGGATATTTTTACAGCGGCACAGCCAGCAATCCGTTGCCAATTGGTGCTTACACTAATAATAATGCTCAATATATTACACAAGGTAGCTTGGTAAAATTTGTACCGCCTGCTGGTAAATTCTTTGATGCAAATAATAGACTGCAGACCGGAATACCAGTTCGCGCTGATGAAAAAATGGTAATATGGGCCACAGTTGAGGCAGTGGTGCTTGATGGTACTGCACAGGGACTTGGCAACTTGCCAGATGGGATAGGGCCAGTTGCATTGAACAATTTTGTGCCATCTGGCGCTTTGGCACAACTAGTGATTCCAAAGTTTATCAATGTGTTGCCTTTAGAAATTAAACAAAGCATGATTCAACAAATTGAGCTTTATCGAAATTTTGGTCTTGGCTACAACAATTTAACTGCTAGCTGGTATCTTATAACTAGTACAAATCTCAATGCTGAATATGCTGGACATCCGGCACCTTTTAGCAGAACCTACGCACAAGATACTTCTGGACAAAATTTAGATGCGTCCTGGCTAGTGCAGTTTTTAACTGATGGATCTAACTATGTGGTTAGTTCTAGATCATTGCAATATAAATTTGCCAGTGTTATACAAACAAGATTCTTCTTCAGCACCAGCAGTGAAGTCTATGACAGCAAGACTGGATTAGTAATCAAGGACTTTATAAGAGTGTTAAAAACCAATTCAAGACCAGATTCTAATGAGCCATTACCCACTGACGTTACCATGGATATAATTGGCCAGCCAATTGAAAGCGATGGATTTGTAAACGACTATGAAGTTGTTGTGAGTTACCGAGACAGTGACGCTGATGGTGTTGCAGACAACCCAGACTTTTTTGATGATCTGGTGGCCCCAAAAGTCAACGCTTCTTCCAAGCTGACGTTCTTCCAGCTGACCACAGACTTTGATGATCTTGAAAGATATTTGCCAGTTGAACCAGGAATAGTCAATAGTTCGTTGACAACATTGGATGCAATTGAATTAGTTAAAAGCGAGTACATCAACGGACAAATATTTTATGCATACCAAAGTAAATTGTTCTACCAATTGCAAGTCACTTTGGTCAATGGTATCTTTCAAAGAACAATAATTCCTCGCACAGATTTTCTTGCGCAAGTGGGCCGCAACTCATTGTCATTCCAATACCGACACAATAGTTCACTGACCAATGTCATTGATCCCGGAACTTCAAATATCATTGACATGTATCTTGTGCCACAAGCATATTACACTGCTTATCAAAACTACATTAAAGATACCACTGGCACCGTGCCAGAGCCTAGTGCACCTACCATCAATGAATTGTCGCAAGACTATTCAAGTCTCAATAATTATAAAATGGTCAGTGATAATTTAGTGCTAAACTCAGTAATGTTCAAACCATTATTTGGCGCCAAGGCACCCACACAGTTGCGGGCCACTATTAAAGTTGTCAAAGCCCTTAACACAACTGCCAGCGACAGCGAAATCAAGAGTCAAGTTATTTCTAATATCAATAGTTACTTTAGTATTGACAAGTGGGACTTTGGCGATACATTCTACTTCTCAGAGCTGAGTGCATATCTACACAAACAATTGGGTTCAATTATTAGCTCAGTGGTGATTGTACCACTTAACCCATTAAAAACATTTGGCGACCTGTATGAGATTAGAAGTGCACCAAACGAGATATTTGTCAGTGCTGCCACTGTGGCAGACATTGAAGTAATAAGCGCATTGACACAGAGTAATATACGTAGTCAAACCAGTGTGGCCGGGCTTTATCCAGTGACCACAGTGGGTGCGCCAGGTAGTACAATTGGACAAACCGGCGGGAGCAGTTAAGAATGGCATCAAATAAGACAGTAAATTTACTTCCAGAAATTTTTCAAACAACTACAAATAAAAAATTTCTTGCAGCCACTTTAGACCAGTTAACACAAGAACCAAATTTTAAACGTTCACAGGGATATGTTGGACGCAAAGTTGGTCCAGGAGTTAACCTCGCCAACAACTACATCACTGAACCTACTAAAACTAGATCTGACTATCAATTAGAGCCAGGCGTAACGTTTTTAAAAAATGGAACCAACACCGCCGACGATGCTATCACCTACCCAGGAATGATAGATGTTTTAAAATTACAAGATGCCGATGTTAGTCGACAAGATCGTCTATGGCAGAGCCAATATTATTCGTGGGACCCGTTCTGCGACTTTGATAAATTTTCTAACTACAGTCAATACTATTGGTTACCCAACGGCCCACTGTCAGTGGACGTTAGCACAACTGAAATACCACTCACTGATGATTTTGCAGTTACTCGTAATACGCTAACTTATGAATTTAGTGGCTTACCTGGCACCAATCCAATTATTACGTTGGCAAGAGGTGGAAATTACAATTTTGTAGTTAACCAACCAGGTCACAATTTTTGGATACAGGCTGCACCCGGAGTGGCAGGCCGATTGCCGTATGCACCAAACATCAGCAGTCGTGATGTTTTTGGCGTAGTCAACAACGGAGAAGATCAAGGGGTTGTAGAATTCTATGTACCTTTAAAAACAGGGCAAGATTTTTATTACACCCTAAATCAAATTGGCCCAGTTGATTTAGTCTGCAATTTAGAATTTAATCAAATCAACAATATCTATGTGTCTGCATTTTTACAACAATTTCCTGATGGAATTGACGGAATCACACAGCTTGATGGGCTTAGTTTGATTTTTACTAACACTATTCAAGGTGCCGAAGAAGGTGGCTGGCAAATTACCACACAATATGATCCGTTGCCCAGTGATGCACAACCGGGCGCTATTGGCACATTTGACAGTGTGTTATTCGATCAGACCACAGATATAAACGTAATCACGCAAAGATACAGTGTATGGCGTATAAGTTATGTGTATGACAATGATGGGCAACCGTTTATCACACTTAGCTCGGTAACGCAAGTACCAAACCTGTCAAGATTTGATATTAGATACGGGCAGACCAACAGTAGCACACAATGGTATAAAAATGCGTCTGGCTATTACCAGCAAGTGCCTTTGCTTACTGCAACACTGGATACATTGTATTATCAAGACAGCACCAATCCAGAAATTTTTGGAGAGATTCGTCTAGTCGATGCCGAAGTCACACAACCAGTTGACTTTGATGAAATCATTGGTGCAAAAAATTATATCAGCCCCAACGGTGTAAAATTTACAAATGGACTTAAAGTTAAATTTCGTGGATTAACTAATCCAGCACAATTTCAAAATATTGAATTCTATGTTGAAGGTGTAGGAACAGGGCCTGGTCGAGAATTGCGTGTTGGGTTTGTTGATGGTGAGGCCTATTTTGGGCTATCGCATCTTTATCAAGGCCAAAAAATGACTGGCGGCAGCCACACTGGCGAATTTCAACAGTATATCTATGACACTGTTGCCGAAAGCTTGCTCAATATTGGAGCCGGGGGTCCAGAAGGTGCTCCGATGCCAGGCACATCTGTCCCAGGCGCGGCTCTTGGGAATGGTATTAAACTAATACCAGTAACCGAATTAATTACCCCAGAAGTGTATATCAAGACACTCGATGCAAGCCCCAATGCTCCGTTGATTCCTGATTATTTGACAATTAATCGAGCCAGCATGGATAGAAACGCTTGGGCCCGTAGTAATCGTTGGTTCCATATTGATGTAATTAATTACAGTGCTGAACTGAATAATATTACTCCAACGGTTGATAACAACCAACGAGCTAAACGCCCTATTATTGAATTTCGAGCTGATACAAGTTTATACAATTTTGGAACACAAGGTAAGCGCCCAGTAAACATCATTGACTTCAATGAAACCGATGCACTTAGTAACATCAATGGAACAAGTGGATACGGTATTGATGGCTATTCGTTTGTTGAAGGTACCTTGGCAATATTTGCTGCCGACTCTGACCAGCAAGTTAGAAATCGCATTTATGAAGTAAGGTTTATTGATCCCAACAACACTGGCACCCCAATCATTGACCTAGTGCCATTGCCTGGCGGCCTGGCCTTAATGAACCAAACTGTGGTTAGTACCAATGGTACAACTCAGAAAGGTCTAAGTTATTGGTTTGACGGAATGGCCTGGCAAAGTGCGCAACAGAAAACCAGGGTTAATCAAGCACCATTATTTGATGTTTATGACACCAACGGAGACAGCTTTGGTGACCGAGCAGTATATCCCAGCACCACCTTTGTCGGGAGCAAACTTTTTGGATATGCCGAGGGAGAAACAGCCGTACAAGATGATGTGTTGGGATTGTCTTTAAAATATTTTAGCATCAACAATGTTGGTGATATTGTTTTTTCTAACTATTTTTACAACGACACTTTTATCTATGTTAAAAATAATGTAAGCACTACCACTGCAATTAGCACAGGATTTGCAAGACAATACATTGATCGAGTATCGTTCTCCAGTGAACTTGGATGGCAGCCGGCAGCGGCCACATCTCGCAGCCGACAAATTTTTAGATTCGTCAATGATGGATCTCCGTTGGTGCTAGATGTTCCAGTGGACCAACTTACAATTTTTTCACCAATACAAATTTTTATAGATGGCATTTATCTTGACCCATTAAGATACACCTATACAGTTTCCAGCACAAACACAACTATAACATTGTCATCATTGGTGGCACTAAACTCGGTGATTGAAATTCAAGCCTTGAGCAATGTTGCTAGTCAGATTGGCTTTTATCAGATTCCATTAAATCTTGAAAACAATGCAATAAACGGCAACAGTACAGAATTTACACTAGGCACTATAAGAACCCATTATGAAACTATTGGGCAAAATTTGCGCAACATTGTTGGACCAATAACTGGTGCAAATAATACTCGCGATCTTGGAGAACTGGTACCTTACGGAACACAAATAATACAAAATTCTGCCCCGTTGGTATTGCCAGGAGTATTCTTGCGCCGCCAGCAGTTTGAGTTGTTTAATTCTTTGGAGTTTAACAGCCAAGAATACAACAAGTACAAAGCGTTGTTGATAGATTATGCATCAAATGGTGACTTTGTAAATCTCACACCAACTCAAGTTTTGGATGCGTCAATACAAGAAATTACGTTGTCTCGTAGTAGCATTTTTCCGTTCTATTGGAGCGATATGCTTCCAGCTGGAGAAACATATACTGAGTTAACTTACACGTATAGTTTAATCAGCACTAATACATTCACCACCAATCAAGTCTACGATTTTACACAAAGTAACTTCAAAGCAATATTAGTGTATGTCAACGGTAACATTCTCACCAAAGGATACGAATACACTGTGCCTGCTGATTCAGCCAGCATTATCATTACAATTCCATTGGTGGTAGGTGACGTAATAACCATAAGAGAATATGCTACTACCTACGGCAGTTATGTGCCAAATACACCAACAAAGATGGGTTTGTATCCAGCATACGAGCCTAAGATTTTTTACGAGGAAACCAGCAGTCAACCAACTCTAGTCATCCAGGGGCACGATGGCAGCATCACTGTGGCATTTGGTGATTTCCGAGATAATGTATTATTAGAATTTGAAACAAGAATTTTTAACAATTTAAAAATTAATACCACGGTGCCGTTGCTGGCAGATGATGTTACACCAGGGCAGTTCCGAACCACGGATTACACACTTGAAGAAATTAATTCTATATTGTTGCCTGACTTTTTATCTTGGATCGGTAGCAATAAATTAGACTATACCTCACAAAATTATTCGCAAAGCAATCCTTTTACTTACAATTATAGTCAGAGTAGTAACCGACTTGATCAGCAACCACTGTTGGGTGCTTGGCGCGGCAACTATCTTTATTTTTATGATACCACTACTCCTAATACAACGCCCTGGGAAATGCTGGGATTCACTCAACAACCATCATGGTGGGCATCTCGATATGGTCCTGCCCCTTATACGTCTGGTAACTTGGTGTTGTGGGGCGATTTAGAAAGAGGATATATTGCAGATCCTGTGAACCCTAGAGTTGATCCTCGATATGTCCGCCCAGGGTTACTAAATGTAATTCCGGTTGGCACAGAAGGAGAACTACTCAGTCCATTATCGGCTGTGGTGGGTAACTACGATACCACCACATTCCGACGTAGCTGGACGTTTGGGGACGACGGCCCAGTTGAAAATACCTGGAGATCTAGCAGTGCTTGGCCGTTTGCAGTTATGCGCTTGTTGGCGTTAACCAGGCCGGCTAAGTTTTTTGGTTTATTTGCAGACCGCGATCGTTACGTATATGACGAGGGTATTGGTCAGTATTTGTGGGAAGGAAGATATCGTCTCCAAGCCAGCAATCTGGCACCATTATATGGCAACGGTGTTAGCCGTGCAAGTTATATAAACTGGATCATTGATTACAATCAACAACTAGGAGTCAATGGTAGTAACGACCTAACCACACTATTGAGTAACCTAGATATTAGATTGTGCTGGCGCCTAGCATCATTCAGTGACAAACGATATTTAAAATTATACACCGAACGATCAACACCAACTGGGTCAAATGCCGGCTTGTTGTTGCCAGACGAAAGCTATGGATTATTGCTTTATAAAAACCCACCGGTACAACAGGTATCTTACAGTTCAGTAATAGTTCAAGTAACTGACACAGGATGGGCAGTTCAAGGATACAACGGCTTAGAAAATTATTTTGAAATATTAGCATCCAGGGTAAATGGAAAAACACAGACACTCAGTGCCGGAGGATCAACAGAACAGGTTCCTGTTGAGTACACCAATACTATTGTTCGTGTTCCTTATGGATTTGTGTTTACTAACCGATCAGCAGTTTGCGATTTCTTGCTCAGTTATGGTAAACTGTTGACTGACCGAGGATTTGTGTTTGATCGTACTGAAAATGGCTACATCATGGATTGGGTGCAGATGGCTCAAGAATTTTTGTATTGGAGTAATCAAGGCTGGGCCGAAAACAGCATTATTAATCTAAACCCTGGTGCAAATTCAATTAGCATTACCACACCAGGACTGGTTGCAGAAAGTCTACAGC